TTTCAGAGATCATCAACCCACTTGGTACAACTATCCGACCAAGCATCGAAGCGATCTCACGCGGAGTTCTACCTGATGCAGGTATGACTTTCGAGATCCCAAAGATCACAGCAATGCCAACAGTTGCTATCACAGCAGAGGATGCAGCGTTCTCAGATACAGATCAGAACTCAGCCTTCCTTTCAGTTGATGTCAAGAAGTACGCCGGACAACAGACATTCTCTGTCGAACTCTTGGATAGAACTTCGCCCGCATTTTTTGACGAGCTTATACGAAACATGGGCGCGGCATATGCTAAGGCAACAGATGCAGCAGTTAACGCAGCATTGATCACCGGCGCAACAGCAGATGCAACAACAACAGTTACATATCCAACAGCATCAGAATTGCTTGGAATTGTTGCTCGCGGTTCAGCTTCTGTTTACAACGCGACACTAGGCTTGCCTAACCCATTCGCTCGCAACATGATCGTCAACACTTCACAGTGGTCAAACATCATGACACTCAATGACAATGGACGCCCAATTTACAACGCGGCTAACCCAATGAACGCTGGCGGTCTCGTAACACCAACAGCACTCCAAGGCAATGTTGCAGGACTTAACCTCTATGTAACACCTAACACAGCAGCTGGAACTGACACAGATGGTTCTATCATCATCGTCAACCCAGATGCTTACACATGGTACGAGTCACCAAACTACCGCCTACGCGCAGAGTCAACTGCAAGCGGTTCAGTAACTATTGGTTACTACGGCTTCGGCGCTATCGCAACTAAGGTTGCAGCAGGCGCATTCAAGAACAACAAGGCGTAAGCCCATTTAAGTCGCTGGCGGGGTAGTGCCCTTCTACCCCGCCAGTCTTTAGAAAAGAGGAAAGATGTCGCTCACAACAGTCGCAGAGTTACGCACCGCTTTAGGCGTTGGCACTCTCTATGCTGATGCGACCTTGCAGGAAGTCTGCGATGCCGCAGACAATGTTCTGCTTCCTTTCATCTGGTCTAACACTCTCTCAATTATCGGGCATAGCAACACAGCAAGCACCGGCACTTCATACTTTCAAGATCCAATTACAGATGTTCTATATGTTGGCGAGACCGTAGTCATAACTGGCGCAGGATCTAAGCACAATGGATCTAAGACAATTACTGGTCGCACAACTCATTCAATTACTTATGCAATTACTGGCAACAATAACGCAGTGACTCCACGCCATCCGATCAACCCTTATGGTTTGCTTACATCCGAGACTTACCTAGATCCTGCAACTGTGCCAGCGATCCAAGAAGCTGCGTTGATGGTATCGATCGATATCTGGCAAAGCCGCCAAGCGCCATCAAGCGGTGGCGTTACAGTCGATGGCTACGCACCAAGCCCTTATCGTATGGGTAACACTTTGCTTGCTCGCGTTCGCGGCTTGCTTGCACCTTATCTAGATCCGCGCTCGATGGTTGGCTAACCATGACCGCCGCGATTTCAACCCTTCGCACAACTATTGCGACAGCCCTTACCGATAACACGCTTTATTCTGTCTTTGCCTTCCCACCAGCCACACCCATCGTCAACAGCGTGGTAATCAGCCCGGCTGATCCTTATGTAACGCCAAACAACAACAGCAAAAACACGATCTCACCGCTTGCTAATTTTAATTTAAATATCTTTGTGCCTTTATTGGATAACGAAGGAAACCTAAATGGAATTGAGGAAATGCTGGTCGCTGTGTTTAACAAACTAGCAGCATCCTCTATCGTCTATAATGTAGGAGATGTGAGCGCACCTAGCGTTCTCAATGCTGCATCGGGCGATCTATTGACTTGCTCAATGCAGGTCTCAGTCCTAACGAGTTGGAGTTAAACCATGTCCGAATGGGAAAAAGAGCAAGAAGCCTTCCTGATTAAGATCGGGCAGGTTGCACCAGCAGCACCAAAACCATCAAACAAGAAAGACGAGGAATAACCTAAATGGCAGTATTTCTGAACAATAACGTAGGCGTAAAGGTTAACTCCGTTGATCTTTCTGACCATGTAACAGCAGTAACACTTAACCGCACTTTCGATGAACTCGAAGTAACAGCGATGGGTGACTCAGGACACAAGTTCGTTAAAGGTCTTGAAGCATCATCAGTAACTATCGATTTCCTTAACGACACAGCATCAGCAAACGTTCTAGCAACTTTGCAAGCTGCTTGGGGTACATCAGTAACAGTTGTATTTCTACAGACAAAGGGAACAGCAGTCTCAGCGACTAACCCTCTCTACACAATGACTTGCCTAGTCAACAACACAACCGATATCAACGGCGCAACTGGTGATCTAGGAACTCAGTCAGTCACTTGGACAGTAAACGGCACAGTAGCTGTATCAACAACTGGCACATTTTAATAACTAACTAAGGGGCAAAAGCATGGCAAAACTAAAGGTAACAAGGGCAGACGGAAGCGTTAACGAGTACCAGATCACTCCGGCGATCGAGTACGCCTTCGAGCAATATGCAAAGAAGGGCTTCCATAAAGCCTTTAGGGATGACGAAAAGCAGAGCGATGTCTATTGGCTTTGCTGGGAAGCAATTCGTAGGTCGGGTGAAACCGTTAAACCCTTCGGAGAGTCTTTTCTAGAAACATTGACGCGAGTCGAGGTTCTAGACGATGACCCTTTGGAGTAACGCGGGAGTCCTTCACCTATCTCGTAGCGAGACTATCGCTTGAGACTGGACTCTCGCCACAGACTTTAATTGAACTAGATCACACGATGTTCAGGACTTTATTGCAAGCCCTGAAAGACAGAGCGAAGGAGCAGAGCGATGGCAACAAGCGTACAAGGCGCAAGTAACCTTCGCAAGGCTCTGAAGAACTTCACTCCAGATTTAGCAAAAGAGACAACAAAAGAAATAGGTAATTTCTTAAAGCCTATTGTTAAGCAAGCCCGAGGCTATATTCCATCAGATGAAGATGTTCCTAGCGGTTGGTTAGTTGCTAATCAAAAGGGTAAATGGGAACGGGTAGCCTTCAGCTCGCAAGTAGCCAAGCGAGGCATCGCGTACAAAACCACTCCAAGTAAAGCAAATCGCAGAGGCTTTAAGGCTTTGGTATCTATTCTCAACAAGTCAGCCGCCGGTGCTATCTATGAGACATCTGGTCGCAAGTCTGGCAACGTTGGTCGCTTTACACCAAGACTTCAACAACCTTTGGTTGGTAACGGTCAAAAGATGACTGGTCGCGCTATGTTCCGCGCTTACGCCGAGGATCAGGGCAAGGCTAAAGGTTATGTGCTAAAAGCCATATTTAACTCCGCAGATAAGTTTAATAGAACCGCAAAGGTGAAATAATGGCTGATCTAAGAATTGACATTGCGTCCGAGTTCGTTGGCGCTAAAGCCTTTAAGCAAGCGGACACCGCTACTGCTCGCCTTACAAAGCAAGTCAACGTTCTTGCTAAGTCTTACCTCGGTCTCTATGGCATACAGAAGTTAGCGCGTGGAGCAGGACAAGCTGCTCGCGCCTTCGCTGAGGACGATAAAGCCGCTAAAGTATTAAGCCAAACCCTGAACAACTTAGGGCTAGGCTTTGGCAATAATGCGCAGATCGTCAACGGCTATATCTCTAGCCTAGAAAAGCAAACTGGCGTACTCGATGACGAACTTCGCCCGGCGATGGATCGCTTGCTTCGCGCTACTGGCGATATAACTAAGTCTCAGAAGTTACTTAAACTTGCCCTTGATGTAAGCGCTGGAACAGGTAAGACACTTACTCAGGTTTCACAAAGTCTCCAAAAGGCCTACCTAGGACAGACTCAAGCGCTTGGTCGCTTAGGCGTTGGTCTATCTAAGGCCGAGTTAACTACTGCTTCATTCGAGGAAATCCAGACACGCTTGGCAGTCCTGTTTGAGGGTCAGGCTTCTATGGCTGCGGATACTTACATCGGTAAAATGAATAAGTTAACCGTAGCGATTAACAACGCTAAAGAAACTATTGGCGAAGGTATCTTTGAAGGCTTGGCTGGCACAGGCGGTGGCGGTGCTGCTGGCTTTGATAACTTAACTAAAGTTATAGATGCAGCAGCAACAGGCGTAGCGATGTTACTAAAAGCCATGGGGCAAAGCACAGGCGCACTTGCTTTATTTGCTCAAGGCAAGTTCGGATCAGCGACAGACTTAATCCTGCAACGCAAGCCCGCAGATCGTTCTGGGATCATTCCTTCGATCGCCACAGAATTAAAGAAGGCAGCCGCGGCTAAGGCTATGGCTAAGGCAAGCGCTCAACAGACCAAGAACACCAAAGAGCAGACCAAAGCGATCAAAGAACAGACAGCGTTGCAGAAGGCTGGCACTCTGTTCGACATTCAACAGACTCAGATCATCGCAGCGCTTAAAGGCGATATCTCAGCCGAGGAACGCAAGCGCTTAGAACTACAACTAGCGATCTTGACTGGCAATACAGCCGAGGCATCTAAACTAGCCTTTGAACTTGCCAAATCTCAAGGGCTATCACAGCAGTTAGCCGCTTACCTTGCATCTCTACCAGCCGCTAAAAACCCATTCACAGCATGGAAGTCTTATCTAGACATGCTTGAAGAACAAGTTCGCCGCATAACTAGCATTCAACCCGGCGCAACAAGCAATGGCGGAAGTGTTAGAGTTCCTAGTTATAACGGAGCTGCAATAGATGCAATAAGTGCTAGTTACGGCGTAGGCGCTACTTCCACAGGTGTAAGCGCTAATGGAGATGTTAATGTCTATGTGGCAGGCTCGGTAGTATCTGAAGGCGATCTTGTTGAAATGGTTCGTAACGGATTACTAGAAGGTTCTCTATCTGGATCTGCATCATCGATCGGCAGACTCAAAGGATCGTTCGCAGGGTGACACTTCCAGCACAGATCTCCGTATCTTTCGACTTTACTTCTGGGGCTACTTTTGGGTATCCCTTTACTATTGGCGATATTAAGTACGGGGTATTAGGCACAGGCACACTCGCTTCTTCTACTACGCCAGAGCCAACAGTTGACTTAACTCCAGATGTAAGACAGATCAGCATTCGCCGCGGTCGCAATATCATGCGCGATACTTATGAGGCTGGCACTTGCATCGTTAGAGTTCTAGATCCTAACTCTTACTTTAACCCACAGAATACGGCTAGCCCTTATTACGGCTTCTTGACTCCACTTCGCAAGCTGCGAGTTTCTGCAACGACAGGCGGAGTTGGCTACTTCTTATTCTCTGGCTATACAACGAACTATAAGTACACCTACCCACAGAACCAAGAGACTGGCTATGTGGACATTGAATGCTCTGATGCTTTTCGTCTCATGCAGCTGGCTACAGTTACGACAGTTTCAGGTGCTACAGCAGGGCAAGATACTGGCACTCGCATAGGCAAGATCTTAGATCAAGTTCAATGGCCGGCATCTATGCGCACAATAGATACGGGCAATACGACCTGCGTGGTCGATCCCGGCACTTCTCGCACTTCGATCGATGCAATTAAAAACGCAGAATTTTCAGAGCAAGGCGCGTTTTACCTAAATCAAGAAGGCACAGCCATATTTTTGAACCGCACCAATGTAATTAAGGCTTATGGACAGACTCCTATTGAGTTTGATCAAACTACTGGCATTCCTTACACCAACCTAGTATTCGCCTTCGATGATAAGTTAATCATCAATTCTGCCGGCATGACCCGCGTAGGTGGTACACAGCAGGTATCAGAGAACGCAGCTTCTATTGCCAAGTACTTCCCGCATCAAAGCAACCAAGAAAACCTAGTGGCACAAACAGATGCTGACACTCTAAATATCGCAAAGATCTATGTGGCAACTAGGGCGGAGACTACGATCCGTATCGATGCCATGACGGTTGATCTGCTAGATCCAGATGTACCAACTGCGACTATGCTGGATCTTGATTACTTTAAACCTCTAAAGATTACGAATGTTCAGCCAGACGGCTCAACGATCGTTAAGACACTACAAGCACAAGGCTTCGCATGGGATATAACGCCAAATTCCATGAAAGTCACAGTTACAACTCTCGAACCTATAGTCGAGGGCTTCATCATCGGAAGCGCAGTATCAGGTATAATCGGCACTAACATAATGGCGTATTAGGAGATATAAATGGCAACAGGCTTTCCAGCAGCTACAGGCGATGTCCTAAGCGCGGCTATGTACAACGGTCTAGTGAACTTCACTATAACCACCAATACAGGCGATTACACAGCGGTCTTGAATGACCAGTACCAGAGCCTAGAGATCATGAACAAGGCAACCGCTATCGCCTTCAAGATCCCAACCAACGCCTCAGTAGCCTTTCCAGTTGGCACAGTAATTACAGTCCTTAACATCGGCGCTGGAACTTGCACGATTTCAGCGGTAACACCCGGCACAACTACAGTCCTTTCAGCAGGCGCAACAGCAGCCAGCCCAACTCTTACCCAATACAAGTCAGCAGCCTGCATCAAGACTGCAACCGATACTTGGTATGTCGTGGGTGCAATAGCCTAATGTTAAACAATATCGCCTCAATACTTGGGGTAGGTGGTGCAACGGTAGGCGATTACGAGTCTATTCAGACCGTTACTTTGAGTTCAAACACAACCAGTATAAACTTCACTTCAATACCTAGCACCTATACGCATCTCCAAATTAGAGGTATTGCAAGAAGTACTAGAGCCAATACTAATAACAATATCTATATAGGCTTAAATGGTGATACAACTACTGGCAACTATAATGCTCACTGGGTTAATGGCGATGGTGCATCTACTTACGGTTCGCAACTATCAGGTGTTACAGGTATGGGTTCTATCTATTCCATAAATGTCGCTGCCACTTCAACCGCCAATGTATTTGGTGGCGTCGTTATAGATATTTTAGATTATAAAAATACCAATAAATATAAGACTATGCGCACGCTTAGCGGTTACGATGCCAACGGCAGCGGTAATGTTGGTTTATTCTCAGGACTATGGATGAATACGGCAGCAGTTACATCCATCAACCTTTTAACTTTCTATGACCAATATGCAACTTACTCATCCTTCGCTCTGTATGGGATTAAATAAATGGCTACAACATACGAACCAATAGCCACTACAACGCTCGGCAGCGCGGCTGCTTCATACACCTTTACCTCAATACCTCAGACTTATACCGATTTAGTAATGATAGTTCAAGCAACTCAAACATCTGGACCAAATCAGGGCAAAATCGGTGTAGGCAACGGTTCGATAGATACTGGGTCAAATTATTCGCAGACTTATTTTTACGGTAATGGCAGTACGGTGACCTCACAGAGATTAAGCAACCAGACTTATTGGATAGCGGATTACTTGGCCGCGCCTGGAGTCTCTGGAGAGTATAACGTAGCGATTTATCATATTATGAATTACTCAAATACAACCACATTCAAAACTATGATTAACCGAGCAGGTAAAGCATCAAATGGAACAGATGCCTTAGTTAGTCTCTGGCGTTCTACTTCTGCTATTAACCAAATCCTTTATGGAGTAACTGCAAGCACTTTAGCGGCTGGAACGACTATTACCCTATACGGAATTAAGGCGGCATAATGGCAACCACATTCGTCAAAATTGCAACCGTAACCGTAGGCGCTGGTGGCGCTAGCACTATGGACTTTACATCTATCCCTAGCACGTACACAGACCTTTTAGTATTGGTCAGTTCTCGTAACTCTGGCGCAAATAATAACGATGACCTTTTAATGAGATTCAATGGTTCAAGTACTTCATATAGTAATAAAAGTATTTACGGAACAGGCTCCGCAATAGCAAGTAACTCGCCGTTTACCACTTACATTTACGGCGGTTCTAATAATGGCAATACTTCAACTGCTTCAACCTTTTCAAGCAACTCGTTATACATACCCAACTATGCAGGGTCAGCATATAAATCTGTTTCCGTTGAAGGTCTTCAAGAAAACAATACGTCACAGGCTTTTATGAATTTAATTGCTGGTCTATGGTCAAACACAGCAGCCATTACTTCCATATCTTTGCTTTCTGGTGCTAATTTCGTTCAATACTCAACAGCAACCCTTTACGGCATATCCAAATCATAAGGAGACAAACATGGCAGATACAAAGATAATCGTGAACTGCGAGACAGGTGAAGTCTCTGAAGTTGAACTAACCGCTGAGGAAATCAAGCAGCGCGAGGCAGATGCTATCGCTTACGCGAAGGCTAAAGCCGATGAGGAGCAAGCAGCAGCGGAGAAGGCGCAGGCTAAGGCTGCTATCGCAGACCGCTTAGGACTTACCCAAGATGAATTGGCACTATTGCTTGCATGAAAGCAAAACTATGCAAGGCTGGGGTGCAACTTCGTGAACAGTTCGATGACTGCTTCAGCGATCGTGATCGCACCTCAGACGGCTGGCTCGGTGATAGTCGGCACTCAGCTCGTAAGTCTGACCATAATCCAGATGAGCAAGGCTGGGTTCGTGCCATTGATGTTGACCGCGATCTATCCGGCAAACCCAAGCCCGACATCATGCCCGATCTGGCAGATCAACTTCGTCAGTTGGCAAAGTCTGATAAGCGCCTGTCATATCTCATCTTTGACGGCAAAATTGCAAGCGCCAAAAGCGCTTGGCGCTGGAGAACTTATACTGGGATTAACAAGCATCGCCATCATCTCCATGTCTCGTTTAGCACAAAAGGCGATGAGGATGGTTCGTTCTTTCAAATACCACTTCTAGGGGGAAGCCAATGAATATGAAAAATCCTTATGTCCTAACTGTTGGAGCGTTCTTATCTGCTTGGGCTGCATCTAACTTCGCAGCAGATTACCGCTCGATCCTCTGGGCTGTCCTAGCTGGAGTCTTTGGATATGCGACACCAAAACGATGACTCCAACGGACTACTTAAATCTTTATATTGCCACACTTGCGATAGTGGGTGGCTTGGCTGGCTATGTGATCACGCACTTGCTGTCGGAGATTAAGCGACTCAATGCGCGTGTCGATGAGATTTATAACATACTTCTAGAGCGATAATATCTAATATGGCTCGCAAGAAGGCTATCGACTTAGACTCATACTCGATGCTGGAAAGTTATTGCATCGGTTTAAATGAGTATTGGAAAAGCCTCAAGAAGGCTGGTTTTACCGATGAGATCGCTTTGGCGTTACTTCTTGAACCTTTAACTTACCCGGCAACTATCTTGCCAACTCCTAACTGGTTGCCAGAATTACCCGACCGCATCCCCTATGACGATGACGATGAGGATTAACAATGAAAAGAACTGTAATCGTTCCAGACTTACAGGTTCCCTATCACGATGAAGTTGCTGTCCGCAATGTTGCAAGTTTTATTAAGAAATACCGCCCAGATAGCGTGGTTACTTTGGGAGACGAAATCGATCTCCCACAGATCAGCCGATGGTCAGACGGTACGCCGGGTTGGTACGAGCAGACACTAGCTGAGGATCGCGATCAGGCGGTCGAAGTTCTGTGGTCTTTGGTTGAGCATGCCAAAGAAGCCCACATGATCCGCAGTAACCATACCGATCGACTTTACAATGTGATCATGAAAAAGATCCCAGCCTTCCTAGCCTTGCCAGAGTTACGCTTTGAGCGCTTCATGCGTTTAGACGAGTTGGGCATCACCTACCATAAGAAGCCATACGCCTTTGCTAAGGGCTGGGTAGCAGTTCATGGAGACGAACAAGGCATCAACCCTAACGCGGGTCTTACAGCCCTCTCAGCGGCTCGTAGGCATGGTTTAAGCGTGGTATGTGGACATACTCATAGGGCAGGCTCATCTGCCTTCACAGAGGCTTCTGGGGGCAAAATAGGGCGTATCCTGCGTGGGGTCGAAGGCGGGCATTTAATGGATGTTCGCAAGGCTGGCTATACCAAAGGCACTATGAATTGGCAGCAGGCTTTTATTATCGTTGAGGACAGCCAAGTAATCCTGGTCAACTTAGAAAAGGACGGCACTTTCGTGGTTGCCGGTCGGCGCTATGGACGATCTAGATAACGACATCGAGCGCACGATAGACGATGCGATGGACGATGGAGAATTGTTACCGTTTCGTTATCAACACACCGTCATTTAGTCAGACTTTTATGCAACACTTATGCCAAGAAGGTGCGAAGGGCGCACTAGAAGGGCAGTAAATGAACGCAGACATAGCAATTACTTTATCGTTAGCGCTGGGAATGTTGATCGGCTTTGGCATTGGTTACGGTCGAGGTTACGAACATGGCAAGATTAAAGGGCGCATCGCAGCTCGTAAGATCGCTCGTCAGTTAGAGCAGGTGGGTCGATGAATGCCAGAGATTACCTTAACGAAGCCAAAGCCACTATCCAAGACCGAGGACTTGATTACGGTCATCCATCAGACAATATGGCAAGAACGGCTGCCCTCTGGTCGAGTTATCTGGAAATGCCAATTACGGATTATCAGGTTGCGATGTGCATGGCACTTGTCAAAATAGCGCGAAGCATGGAGACCGGCAAGACCGACACCTATGTGGATCTAGTCGCGTATGCATCGATAGCGGCGCAACTGCACACAGAGGAGAATGAACTTTATGTTTAATCTTGAGGATTACGAGACAGTCGAGGAACGGCTAGTTAAGTTCTGGAAGGAACACCCAGATGGTCGAATTGCTACTGAGGTCATTGAGCATACGCTCCAGCGCTTTATTGTTAAGGCTTCTATCTATCGAACTGAGGTGGATGCACAGGCTTGGACAACTGGCTATGCAGAGGAAACCGTATCAACGCGAGGAGTTAATTCTACTTCGGCGCTTGAGAATTGCGAGACAAGTGCGATCGGCAGGGCATTGGCTAACGCAGGCTATGTCACGAAAGGCAAACGCCCTAGCCGCGAGGAAATGTCTAAAGTCAAAGCAGCAGAGCCTAAGCCATTCGCGGAGAAGTTAGCAGACAAGATCACCATGCCGGTTGAGAGCGATCCTTGGACAACCAAGGCAGTAACAGAAGCGCCAACAAGTGCTGATGCTATTGCGCTGGTTCAAGATGTATTAGGTGCGGTTAAGGTGGACAAGGACATTCCGTTATGTCGTAACTGCCATGACCATAAGCCTATGAGTTGGAAAACAGGGGTAAGCGCTAAGAACAACAAGCCTTGGGCTAATTTTAGCTGCTTCGCTTGCAAAGATGTACTTTGGTACAACCTAGCGCCAGACGGTACTTGGAAGGTGCGTGAAGGACAATGAGTGGATTACAGTTTATGAACCAAGACGGTGAATGGGAGTCATTCCCTGATGTCGATGTAATTGAACACTATAAATCTATTCGAGAAAAGATCAAGGCTAGCGGTATCACAACTCGATGCTGTCTGTGTAATCGAGAGTTCGATGTCTCTGAGATAGTAATTACCGGTGGATCACTGACTGCTGGATTTACTTGGTCATGTCCTGACTGCCATGCAGTTACTTTGGAGTCAAGTGTCTCAAAGTAGAAAACATCGAGGCTTCCGCACCGAGCGTGTGGTTGCTGATTATTTGAGGCTCTGGTGGGATGGGGCTTCAATAGGTCGAGGTAATGGGCGCGACATACTCAATGTTCCGTTCGACTGCGAGGTTAAGGCGCGCACAGGACTCGACATAAAAGGAACGCTGCGCCAGATCGAGAGTCGTACTTCCGAGAGTGGCTTATTGGGGTTTGCCACTTTTAGACTCAACGGGCAGGGTGAAACACCGTCAGATTATGTGGCGATGCTTCGTCTTGGCGATCTGGTGCAGCTTCTCCTTGATGCAGGTTACAAGGATCGTAAAGACAAAATCGAGGACAAAGACATATCTAGATGCTTGGACTGCGGCGTATATGCGCTAGGTGAGCGCTGCAAGTTCTGTAGAGAGGATCAGTAATGCCACAAGCGGGAGATGAACGAAACATATTGCCAAAGGCTGCCCATACTTGCTTCTGTGGCTATTCGCTGTTAGCGGCATATGGCTTCTTGGGTCAAAAGGAAGTTAGCCGGATGATGTTAAGCCACTTAGAAGCGGTACATGGAGTTGAGTCTTAATGCCAATTTACGAATGGGAATGTACGAACACCGAGTTCTGCGAAAGCAATACTCGATATGAGAAGGAGTTTCCAATAAATGCTGAACAAGAACTTGAATGCCCTTTATGCCATGAACCAATGCGTAAAATCTATTCATCCACACCAGTTATATTTAAATCAAGCGGCTTCTATTCGACAGACAACCGATAAGACACGCCGTTCTGAGCAGGACTTTTGTTAATGTATTTGACTCATCTGGTACGCTTCATGGCTAGAGCCCTTGAGGGGCTCACCCCGAGCCGCTTGCGGCTTGCTCGGGGGGTAGCCAGCGCTATTGGGATATCTCTATCTATTGCATGCGCATCAAATGGAATGGCGAATAACATGCCAACCAAAAACATCAAATCACTAGCTGATTACCAATTAACTGATAAGCAATATAAATGCCACAATCAAATCATCTATCGAGAGTCTAGATGGAATATAGATGCAGTTAATGGATCACACTATGGCTATTACCAGATGCGTTCTAAGTCTATGCAAGGCAAACCTTATGACTATCAGTTCTATGTGTATTGGTATTATGTAGCAAAGCGTTATGGTATGACTGAGTATGATGAACCTAACTATTGCAATGCATTACATCATCTAAAGACTAAAGGTTGGCAGTAATGGCTAAGCGAGGCGATCCGAGGTTAAGCCGGGATTACAAGAAGTTCAGGTTGCAGGTGCTGGCGCGTGACCAATGGTCATGCTTCTATTGCCAGCAGCCAGCAAGTACAGTCGATCACATTATTCCAATTAGCAAGGCACCTGATTTAGTGGTGAGTTTCGAGAACGCAGTTGCTTGTTGTCAGAGTTGTAACAGCTCAAAAGGTAGCCGTAATCAAGGCGTTTTTTTAGGGCGGAAGGCTACCCCCCCTGTCTTTTCAGGACGTATCTACCCGATGCAGTCCGAGCCGATGCTGGACAGTCCATTTACAGTCCGACCTAGTCCGAGTCAATGACAACTAAAGCCAAAAAGACCCAGCCGCT